TCGAATAACGTGTATATCAGTATCGTACTTTCTATCTCTATTTTCTAGGAAAATAAAGTCTTGAATATTTAAAGGGTCATCAACATCGTAGGTAGGTGTACCCGGAGATGCTTCTCCTGTTTCTGGATTTTTTGGACCTAGGTACTTGTAAACAAGCAAGTCGGTTCCGCCCACAGAAAATTGTTCATAGATAATTCTATCTAGAAATTCGTAATCTTTACTTTTGTATGGTCTATATAAACTGAGTCTCGGCATACACATATTTATCGTATAAATACAATAGGAGACAACCATGCCAGAAAATGATTTAGTAACACAAAAACAAGAAATATTTGATTATGTAAAGGCCTTCCTTGGAGGAGGCATGGTGGATGTTGAATTAGATCCAATCCATTACGAAACTGCTTTAACCAAAGCATTAACACGTTACAGACAGCGATCAGATCACAGTGTTGAAGAAGCATATGTTTCATTAAAGTTAATTAAGGATCAAAACGATTATATACTTCCTGCAGAGATCATGGAAGTTAGACAGCTCTTTAGACGCAGTGTAGGCGGTCGTAGCGGCGGCGGAGACGGCAGTAGCATGTTCGACCCGTTTAACTTAGCTTACACTAACACATACCTGCTTGCAGGCACCGGACTTGGCGGGCTTGCAACATACGAATTGTTCTCACAAAGACAAGAACTAAACGCTCGCATGTTTGGTAGCTTTATTGAATTTACATGGAATAACACAACTAAAAAATTAACGGTATTGCAACGTCCGCGCGGCAGTGAACAAGATGTTCTTATGTTTGTTTATATGCACAGACCAGACGGACAATTATTTCAAGATTATCTTGCCAAGCAGTGGATTAAAGATTATACACTTGCAGGTTGCAAATATATGCTAGGCGAAGCACGTAGTAAATTCCCGACTATTGCTGGCCCACAAGGCGGCACTGCACTTAATGGAGATTCATTAAAAGCAGAAGCACAAGCCGAAATGGAAAAGCTAGAAGCAGAAGTAGCATTGGCAGTTTCCGGCGGAACTGGATACGGCTTTTTAATCGGATAATGGTTGACAAAAAAGCATAAATCCTTTATTATAATAAAAAAGGATTATTAATATTGTTTAAAAGATTGAAGAGCAAGTTTACGCCACCTGCAGAGTTACCTAAGTTACTAGTTATTGGACACGGCCGCCACGGCAAAGATACTGTCTGTGAAATTTTAAGAGACGAATACAATTTTAGCTTTGAAAGTAGCAGTCAGTTTTGCAGCAAACTTTTTATATTTGATCAGTTAAAGGAAAAGTATGGATACGCTAATGAAATTGAATGTTATGCTGACAGGCATAACCACAGAGCAGAATGGTATGATGCTATCTGCGCTTATAATGTTCCTAATGCAGCTCTTCTAGGAACAAACATTTTTAAAGAACATAATATTTACTGCGGACTTAGAAACAAAAAAGAATTCTTTGCTATGAAAAATGCAGGAGTGTTTGATTATGCAATCTGGGTTGATCGCAGCGAACATCTTCCATTAGAGCCAAGATCGAGCATGACAATTGAGCAATGGATGACAGATTATACCATTGATAATAATGGCTCTCTTGAAGATTTAAAATTCAATGTTAAACAATTTATAGATTCTAAGCTGAACTTCAATCGCGCTATATGGCTTTAACTGCTAGTTTAATGGGCTAAAAACCGTATTTTTTTCGACGATCTGCTAAATAATAGTAACAACAGATCCATAAGGAGAAAATACGATGGCATTGGTATCACCAGGTGTACAGGTTTCAGTTATTGACGAGAGTTTTTACACTCCGGCTGAGCCAGGTACTACCCCACTAATTTTTGTAGCAACAAAAGAGAATAAAGCAAATCCGAGCGGCACAGGTATTGCGCCCGGAACACTAGCAGCAAACGCTGAAAAGATTTACCTGTTAAGTTCACAACGTGAATTGGCAGAAACTTTTGGCGACCCGCTATTTTACACAGACTCAAACAACAATCCGATACACGGTGGCGAGCAAAACGAATACGGACTGCAAGCTGCATATTCATTCCTGGGTGTGTCAAACCGAGCATATGTAGTAAGAGCTAACATTGATCTTGCTGCACTAGATGCAAGCGCAGACGAAACTGCTGGTAAAGCAGCAAACGGCGCTTACTGGTTTGATACAAATGACACACTTTACGGAATCTTTGAATGGAATAATGCCGCTGCAACAGCAACTAATGGGCAAAGCTTTTCAAACAAGACTCCAATTGTTATTACTGATACTACAAAAGTTGTTAACTTTGTTGGTGAAGATTATACACCAAAAGGTAGCATAGGTGCTGTTGGCGATTACGCTGTTGTTGCTGTTACAAACGCAAACCGTTTTTGGCACAAAAACGACGACGGTATTTGGGTAGAAGTTGGCTCAACTGCATGGGTTGGAAGTATTCCAACAACCATTGGTACAACTAACTTTAGTGCAGCAATTGATGCTGAATCGATTATTTTTAATACAGGTGCAGGCGCCGTAACTGTTACTGCATCAGGAACAGTTGCAGCAGATTTTGTTACAGCTATTAATAACGCAGCAATCGACGGTGTTTCGGCAGAAATTCTTGAGAGCAGACTGGTACTATATTATGACGGCACAGGCGCATTTGATTATATTCAAATTAGTGGCGATGCTGGACAACTAGGCGCAGTTGGTCTTACAGCTGGAAGTTATTACTCTCCAAAATTAGAAATTGCACCTCACACAAGTGTACCGGCATATAAAATTGGCGACGTTGCAAGCGGCCGTCCAACAGGCAGTTTGTGGATTAAAACTACTACACCAAACGTTGGTGCAAATTGGAACGTTAAAGTTTATAATTCGTCAACCGATTCATGGACACTTCAATCAGCACCAATTTATGCAACTAACCATGCAGCATTATTTGGTCTAGATGCTACAGGCGGCGGATCAAGTCTTCCAGAAGGTTCTTTGTATGTTCAAAGCAACTCAACTGAAGCACCGAGCAAATTGGCTACGTTTAAGATTTTCCGTAAGGGTGGTACAGGTGCAGTAACAATTACAAGTGCTATTGTTGCTGTTTCCGGCGGCCCAGCAGGCGGCACATATTCATTCTCAATTAGTGAGAGTCTAGTTGGAAGTGCTGCATTAAGTGCAGCTTCGATTATTACAGTTACAACACTAGGTGATGCAACAGATGCAGAAGTAATTGCAAGTGCAATTAACGCAGCCGGTCTTACAAACGTAAGTTCAAGCGTTGACGCACAAAACAGAATTACTATTTCACATGCACTTGGCGGCGAAATTCGTATCGACGATACTGCTGGTGCTAGCACTAGTGGTCTAATCGGTAGCTACTTTAGTGTTAATGATAATGCTAGTTTGCTTGACAATCCATTCGGAACAGCAGACAACTATGTAGTATCATACTGGAGACCACTAAGCTACACTGCAAGTGATCTTGAACCAAAAACTACTCCAGCAGATGGTGCGCTATGGTATAGCAGCATTGTTGACGAAGTAGATATTATGGTACACGACGGTACTACATGGGTTGGCTATCAATCAGCATATTCTGGTACAGATACAAACGGTCCAATTGTTGCAGCATCAGAACCAGAATTAAACTCTTCGGGCGGTGCGCTCGTTGAAAATGACATCTGGATTTCAACCGCAGACATTGAAAACTATCCAACTATATATCGTCGCAGCGCAGCTGGAAGATGGATACTAGTTGACAAAGGTGATCAAACTACTGAAAACGGTGTTCTATTTGCTGATGCACGTTACAATACATCAGGTGCCAACAGCAATGTTGCTGGTGACATTGTAGACATGCTATCGAGCAATTATTTAGATCCAGATGCACCGGATCCGGCACTATATCCAAAAGGTATGTTGCTTTGGAACCTACGTAGAAGCGGATTTAACGTAAAGCGTTTTGAGCGTAACTATGTTGATGTAAATGCTGAGAACACACGTTTTGGCGACGAGGCAATGACTAATTATTATGCAAACCGTTGGGTAACCGAAAGCGCAAATAACGCAGACGGTTCTGGAAGCTTTGGTCGTAATGCACAACGTAAAGTAGTTGTTCAAAAGTTACAATCAGTGGTTAACAGTAATGAAGATATTCGTGATGATGAATCTCGTCTCTTTAACCTAATTGCTACACCAGGATATCCAGAACTAATTGGCGAAATGATTACACTAAACTTCGACAGAGGCTTAACAGCGTTTGTTGTAGGTGATACTCCAATGAGACTACGTCCAAACACAACTGAACTAAACAATTGGGCAACTAACGTTAATCTAGCTGTTGAGGACAACGACTTTGGTCTAGTAAGCAGAGACGAGTATATGGGTGTTTATTATCCATCTGGTTTCACAAGTGACAATGCAGGCAACAATATTGTTGTTCCACCAAGTCACATGGTAATGCGTACAATTGCACTTAATGACCAAGTTGCGTACCCATGGTTTGCACCAGCAGGTACAAGACGCGGTGGTGTAACTAACGCAACAGCAGCCGGTTACATTAGCAACGAAGGTGAATTTGTAAGTGTTGCACTTAACGAAGGACAAAGAGACACATTGTATCAAAGCAATGTTAACCCAATTACCTTCCTAAATGGTGCAGGACTAGTTGTATTTGGTCAAAAGACTCGTGCAAGAAATGCAAGTTCTCTAGACAGAGTTAACGTTGCTAGATTGGTAATTTACTTACGTAGTCAATTGAAGCAGCTTGCAAAGCCATATATCTTTGAACCAAATGATAAGATTACACGTGACGAGCTTAAACAACAAGTTGAAAGTCTACTAGTTGAGTTAGTTGGATTAAGAGCACTTTATGACTACCTAGTTGTGTGCGACGAAACAAACAACACACCTGCAAGAATTGACAGAAATGAACTTTATGTTGATATTGCAATCGAACCAGTTAAGGCAGTTGAATTTATTTACATTCCGCTACGTCTTAAGAACACAGGAGAGATCGCAGGTCTATAAGAATTTAGGGGGTTTGCAATATAACCCCCTAGTTAGATAAATACTTGTGATAAGGAGTTAATCATACATGGCAATCTCATCATTAACAAAACTAACGGTACCGTTAGCGACAAACGACAGCGCATCAGCACAAGGCTTGCTAATGCCAAAGTTACAATATCGCTTCCGTGTAACGCTCGAGAATTTTGGTGTTAATACACCATCAACTGAACTAACAAAACAAGTTATTGACGTAACTAGACCTAACCTTACTTTTGAAAACATGGAAGTGCATGTTTACAACTCAAAGGTAAACTTAGCTGGTAAGCATACTTGGAACCCGATTACACTTAACTTGCGTGAAGACGTAAACAACAGTGTACAAAAACTTGTAGGCGAGCAGCTACAGAAGCAGTTCGACTTCATGGAGCAAGCAAGTGCTGCATCAGGTTCTGATTATAAGTTTTTAACTAGAATCGAAATCCTAGATGGCGGCAACGGCGCGTTTACACCAACTATACTTGAAACTTGGGAATGTTACGGTTGCTACGTTTCAGAAGCAAACTATAACACACTAGCGTATGCAAACAGTGAACCAGTAACAGTAACACTAACTATGCAGTACGATAATGCGGTACAAGTACCAAACGGTGAAGGTGTTGGCGTTAACGTAGGCAGAACACTAGGTACAAACGCAACAGGCGCAGGCTAATTAACTCAGAAATGATTGCCACAAAAGGGGGGATTTATTCCCCCTTTTTTATTATATACGTATAAAATAATATAGATAAATATTATTATGAGTACACGTAACGGATATTATGCTAATTTTTCAAATGTAGGTGGTCCTAAAGGCAACCTTGGCGACTATAAACATGCGGCAAGACTATATGTTGATAACAACATGCGTCTTGCTCCAAAATTTAAGCATCTCTATCATGTTGTGTTTAATATTAATCCTACAGCAAAAGCATCGTCGCCTTTGTTACGAGGAATTGACCAAAAGGAAGTAAACATTCTAGCAAAGAATGCCGAGCTTCCAAAGTATAATTTACAAACAGCATCTCTTAATCAGTACAATAGAAAAAAGATTGTACAAACAGGTGTTGAGTATATGCCAATTAGTATCGAATTCCACGACGATAATGCTGGACTAACAACACTGTTTTGGGAAGCTTATTTTAGATATTATTATAATGATAGTAGTTACACTGAAAGAGACGGTGCAGAGTTTCCTAAACAAACAGTTGACGCATATCAAAAAACTAATGGCGGACTCAACAGAACCTACGCTAATAGTGATTCGCAGAAATTTAGATATGGGCTAGATCGTCCAAACAAAGTTCAAAACTTTTTTAATAGCATACAAATCTATCAAATGCATCCACAAGATCAAAAGTCAACTTTTACAAGCTTTACATTAATTAATCCATACATTGAATCATTGATGCACGATCAAATGGATCAAACCGTTTCGGACTTTGTTACAACACGCATGTCTATTAACTACGAATCTGTACAATATAACAGGGGTTATACAACTGAAGGATCTGCACCACAAGGGTTTGCAGAAACTCATTATGATAAACAACCGAGTCCACTTTCTCTAGCAGCACCTAATACATTACTCGGATCAAAAGATTCGATACTTGGCGCAGCAAATAGTTATACTGAATTACAAAGAAACAACAACAATACCGGAGTTACTGATGCTCAAAATAAATTCTATAGAAATATAAAACCTCAACCATTTCAAGGTAGCAACATAGACAGTAATGTTGCTGCACAATCAGCATTATTAGGAAATCGTGTATTTCCTAAGCCAGCATCGTCAAGAAATGAAACCCCGGCACTTCCATGGAGACCTAATTAATGTCATCGATTGAAAATAAAATAAAACCAGCTGACAGTTCGGATCGAACACGCCTGTTATTTGACAGATATTTTACAAAAGAAATTTCGTATCCTAGTACGCAAGTTGATGCAGTAGTAGGCTTTTTTAGAAAAAGAGACTTTGACGAACTAGCAGCAACTAGCGTTGCTGGCGTCCTATTGCAGCAAGCAAAGATCGACAACGTAAACGTTTTTACTTTGCTTGATGATTTAAAAGGTCTTGACAAGGTTAAATTAAGCAACCTTGTAACAGCTATCCTAAACGCTAACAGAAGTAAAGTTAGCAAACTAGGATATCGTGGCGTAGTTAATTTAGAAAATCTCGAAGCTAGAAATATTGTAGTCTAATGGCCAAGTATGCACAAGGCAAATATACTGTCAAAAATCCTGACAAATATGTAGGGAAAGGCACACCTACATATCGTAGTGGTTGGGAGTTTGCATTTATGAAGTTTTGTGATGAAAATCCACACGTAACAAAATGGGCAAGCGAAGCTATACGTATACCCTACAAGAATCCGTTTACTGGAAAAGCTACAATATATGTTCCAGATTTCTTTATTGCATATACAGATGCAGACGGTAAACAACATGCAGAGCTAATCGAAGTTAAGCCATCAAATCAACAAGTAAAAGAAAAAGCAAAAGGCCGCCAAAATCAAGCACATTGGATACTAAATCAAGCTAAGTGGGAAGCTGCAAGAGCTTGGTGTCAGCAAAATGGTCTAGTGTTTAGGGTTGTAAACGAAAATGATATGTTCCACCAGGGACGAAAGAGATAAATAATAGTACCATATTATAGGACACTGTTATGACGAAAAAACTTGAAGATCTGCTCAACTTACCTAATTCTAAAGAAATTGTGAAAGAAGCAGAGAAAAAAGAAAAAGATCAAAAGAAGTATGAAATAGAACAACAAGAAAAAACGTTCCGTGATATTGCTGAATTTGATAAAATTAGTGCAGCACTACCAGCAGTTAAAGGCTTAGGCGAACTAGCCGATAAAGAGCTCGGCGAAGTGTCCGATAAAGCAATGGCAGCTTATGAGGATTTAATGGATCTAGGTATGAATGTTGAAGCACGTTATAGTGGCAGAATATTTGAAGTTGCCGGTAACATGCTTAGAACTAACCTTGATGCAAAGATTGCAAAACTAGATAAAAAGCTAAAGATGGTAGATCTACAGCTTAAAAAGGAAAAGCTCGACAAAGAATCATCACCGGATTCTGGCATGATCGAAGGCGAAGGCTATGTGGTAACAGATAGAAATAGCCTTTTGGAACGCCTTAAAACCATGAATAAAGATAAATAATACATAATAGGATCCTTAATATGAAAACTTTAAAAGAACTTTTAGAATCAAAAAAAACTTATCCATTTAAAGTTGGAATAGCAGGAGAACTTCACGACGGATTTGAAGAACACCTTAAATCTGCACTTGGAAAATTTAGTCTTTCTTCAATAAGTGCTGGTAAGAAAACTCCGATACAAAAGTGTCCGCTAGACTTTCCGCAGCTAGAAAATACGGAAGTAACGTATTGGGATGTTTTAGTAAATTATCCAACAACTGATCAAGTCTTAGCAGAATACTTAGGTAATTTTTGCAAGGTCGAAAAGAGCAATATTGTAGTTCGTAATCCAAACGGACCCGTTGACAGACAACAAAAAGATAGCGAAGATGTCGACGGCAAAAAAGTATATAATCCGCTCCTTGGAGATGACACACTTAAAAGTGAACCAGCACAAAATATAGCAGGCGAAAGCCGCATTATGGAATTGCTAAAAGAATTAGAAAAAGATCGCAAAGAACGCGGCGAGAATGGCGGCTTCACAATCGAAGCCCCAAAAGAAGATACAGAAAACGCTAAGAGCGTAGTAGGAAAATAAACATGAGTACAATGTATAATATCTTAGCGAGTTTTAACGCTATAAGTGAAACAAAAAAACCAGCAACGCTAAAAGAATCAAGAAGTGTTGCATCAAGAAAAAAGGTTACTGAATGCCCAACTGATATGGGAATGGAATCAGCACCAACTGGCAATGCTCCTATTAGCTTCTCTGGAGAACCAGAAGCAATTGCTGCAATGATCAAAGCACTAGGACAAATTGAACAAGGCGGCGCAGGCCCGCAAGTAGCAATGTCGAAGCCAATGGCAATCGGCGGCATAGACGACATTCCAGGACCTGAAATGGACGACGAACCAGAAGGTCCAGAAATGGGCGGCGGCATGCCTGACATTTCGCAGATGAGCGACGAACAGATTGCTGAATGGGAAAATGAACCAGACGAAGACTACAGAGATCACAATCATATGACAAAGGAATTGTCAGGCGGCATCAATCGTCAAAAGAAGATGTATGCTAAGTCTCAAGACGGTGACAATGCAATGGCAGTAGAATCAATTAAGGCTCGTTTGCACAAAGCACTGGAAGAAGCTAAAGGAAAGCCAGACTTCCTTGATGCTGACAAAGATGGCAACAAGAAAGAGCCAATGAAAAAAGCTCTTAAGGATAAAACTAAAGGCAAAGTAGACGAGTTGTCTCCGGGCACTTTAAAGAGCTATGCTAAAAAAGCATCTAGTTCTTCACACCCAAATAGTTCGTCAAATCTATCATCGAGAGCAGCATACGACCTAGCACAAGATGATTCTCCTAATTCAAAAGCCGGAGAAAAAGATGATGCTAAAAGTGCAAGACGATCAAAGTATGTCGGTAAAGCTATCGACAAGATGACAGCACCTCAAAAAAAAAAGTAGGTGAAGAAGAAGGCCCCGTACCTGAAAAAGTAAAGGGCCTTCTTAAAAAGATGAGAGGTGGGCATTCTCGTCGTCATTCACTAGGGCACAAACTAGGAAAATAATATGTCTAAATCACTCGACGGAGTCTTAACTAAAAAAGCCAATCAAAAAGAAACGTATACTGAAAAGCAAATCGAAGAACTTGTTGCGTGTATGGATCCAGACGACGGCTACTTGGCGTTTGCTAGAGCGTTTGCATATATTCAACACCCTACCAGAGGTAAGCTATTATTTGATCCGTACGAGTATCAGCTAAGGTTGATGCACAGTTATCACACCTATCGATTTAACATTAATATGATGCCTAGACAGACTGGCAAGACTACTTGCGCAGCTATCTATCTTGCATGGTTTGCAATGTTTACACCAGACCAAACTATTCTAATTGCAGCACACAAATATACAGGTGCACAGGAAATTATGCAGCGTATACGTTATGTGTATGAACTGTGTCCGGATCATATCAGAGCTGGTGTTACTAGTTATAATAAAGGTTCAATTGAATTTGAAAATGGATCGCGTATCATTAGCCAAACAACAACAGGCACTACTGGACGTGGTTTGTCTATCTCTTTGCTATATTGTGACGAGTTTGCATTTGTGCAACCTAACATTGCTGAAGAGTTTTGGACTTCAATTTCGCCTACACTAGCAACTGGTGGACGTGCAATTATTACTAGCACGCCAAACTCAGATGAAGATACATTTGCTACAATTTGGAAAGATGCTGAAAAGAAATTTGACGAATTTGGTAACGAAACCGATACTGGTATAAATGGCTTTCACTCATTTCAAGCACACTGGAGCGAACATCCTGACAGAGACGAAGAATGGAAGAAAGAAGAAACTGGACGTATTGGCGAAGAAAGATTTAGACGCGAGTATGGTTGCGAATTCCTAGTATTTGACGAGACTTTAATTCACTCACTTAAATTAGTAAATCTTGAGGGCGTTAGTCCGTTGTTAAACATGGGGCATACACGCTGGTATAAAAAGCCAAGCCCGAAGTATAGTTACGTAGTTGCACTTGATCCTGCTATGGGAACAGGCGGCAACAATGCAGCAATTCAAGTAATTGAGTTACCTACCTACGAGCAAGTAGGAGAGTGGCAACACAACGAAACCGGCATTCCTGGACAGGTGCGTGTACTTAAAGATATATGTCAATACATTGCAGACGAAACCCGAAGTGGCGGCAGTAACATTTATTGGAGCGTTGAGAACAACGGTCTTGGCGAAGCAGCATTGATTGTTATTAATGAATTTGGCGAGGAAAACATTCCTGGATTGTTCATTAGTGAGCCAATACGTAAAGGTCATGTAAGAAAGTTCCGCAAAGGATTTAACACTACACATGCTGCAAAAGTTACTGCTTGTGCTCGCCTAAAAACAATGGTCGAAAACGAGCAATTGTTAATTCGCAGCAAGCCACTTATTTCTGAGCTTAAAGCTTACGTTAAATCTAACACAAGCTTTGAAGCAAAGCAAGGACACGGCGACGATTTAGTTAGTTCTATTTTACTTGCACTTCGAATGATAGTAATTATTAAAGATTGGGATCCGTCAATTTACAATACGTTTGTTCATATTGAACCTGACGAGGACTACGATACACCCATGCCTATCTTTATTAGTAGTAGTTTTTGATAAATAATAGTATGAAAAACCTGGGTCGTATCGCATCTGATTTATTTAATAAAATTCGTGGACGTTTTCCTAACGTTACTATCGGCGACGAAACAGGAAATATTACAAACATTCCAGAGGATGCTCGTTATTACGATTTTTCGTATTTTAACAATGGCGAAGATTTAGGTAAGGTTAGTGTAAGTCTTGACGAGGACAACGGAGTTGTTGTTATCGTTACTAAGGACTTAGTTGACGGCCAAATGGAAGACGTACAAGACGGTTGGTATGGGTTTTTAAGAGAACTAAGAATGTTCGCTAAAAAGCGTTTACTTACATTTGACGTTAGGGATATTAACAAGAAACAATTAAATAAAAAAGATTATCACTTTTTAGCAAAGAATCGCACCGGAGAAGATCAGATGTCTGAATCAAAAATGTATGGTACAAAGAATACCAGTTACCAGAAGATTGGCAACGCGAGGCTAGCCATTAAACACTCAACACCAATTGCTGTTGAAAATACAAATAGTCGTACCCAAAAAATTAAAGCAATTTACGTTGAGTCTCCAGAAGGTGAACGTTTTAGATATCCTTACAAGCATCTAAGTGGTGCTCGCGCAATGGCACGTCACGTAAGTGAAGGCGGCAACGCATATGACGATTTTGGCAAGTACATTTCGGGACTATCGGAAGAGATTTCTAAGCTACGTAAGTTCAACCAATATTTGGGCCGCAGTGCAGTTATGGCAGAAACACTAGGCGGATACACAGAAGCTGTAAAGAACAGAGTTACTGAAGTTAAAAAAGAAATTCAAAACTTACAAAAAGAATCATATTACCAAGAAGCAGTATCAGATTTTTCTCCGTCAATTATGGAAGAAGTTCCAACAGACGTTGCAGAGAACTGGATTGATCAACTTACAGTTAAGCAGTTTAACGAAGAACTAGCTGATGTATTTCCGTTTATATATCGCTTAGTAGGCGAAACTACAAAGGCAAAAGAACTAGCATTTGAAGACTTTGCAGACGACACCGATACTACAAAAAAAGCAACTAAAGAATCTCGCAAAACAACTAGAGAAGAAGAAGAATTAGAAAATGGCTTTGAAGAAATGATGGGCCAGTTTTCAGAAAAGTCTAATGACAACTTTACACCTGACGACCTAAATAGACTAGCACGTATTAAAGATCTGCCACAGGCAAAAAAGTATGCGCTAGAACTGATTTCAAACAAGTCTGCAAAACCAATGAAGCCAGAAAAAGTAAGATGGTTTGCAAATCAACTTCAAAAAAAGAAGTCCGTTATGGATATTACAAAGATGATGTATGACTTGCTCCTTGCCGGTGAAAAGAACGCTGTACTTGGAACAACCGGCGGCATGGGCCAAAACTCGTATCGCAAAAAGTTCGGTGATAGTACAGAGGAAAATTATCCCGACGGTATGGACCACAGCCAACTAGATGGCGATGATGATGTTGATGGTGCAGTAGATCATGCAATAAGCGAAATTGACTATGCTATGAAAAACGACTCAAGTACAGTTGAATTACTAAAAGATTTCAAAGACGAGGCAATTGCTAATGGCGCAAAAGGCACACTTAAAGACGTAGCTGAAGACATAATTGGACTAGCTGATGAAATGGCAAGAGAAGCATTAAGTAGTGGAGGCTTTGGCGACAGTGTCGAAGAAGCTGC